AGACCTAATATTTATGAAATGCCAGAAAAATAGGAGGAATTATGAAAGATATAAATATTAATTACGATGGTTTCAATTTTGAAGAAAAGGTATTATTGAAGATATATTATTATTTAAGTTTACCAGCAAGTGAAACAACGAAAAGTGCATTGCTTAACTTGAAGTGGGTGCTAGAGATATATCAAGAAGAAAAAATGAAAGGGAAAACTAGATAATGGAACCTCATAGAAAAAAAGAATTAATAAAAATTAGGAAATTTTTTATAAAAAGATATAAACTAGCAAAACTATTTGGAGATAAGTATTATACCAAATATTTTGCAAGACAAATAAGAGATATAGATAAAGAATTGGAGGAAAAAGAAAAATGAGCCAAAATAGTGAAAGAAAAATATTAAGAGAAAAAGAAAAGGAAAAATTAAAAGAAATACATAATACATATAATAAAAAACCAAAAGAAATATGTCCTAAGTGTCATAAAAAAAGTTTATTTATGACTAATAGTAAAAATGAGGCATATTGTATAAGATGTAATAATTTAGTTGCAATAAATAAATAATTATGCTATAATAGGAAGTGGAAAAGTAGGAGAGCAAGCAAAAACTAAAAATATTATTTTCTTATAGACATTATTCATTCCTTTCAGAGATATAAAATGTTTGTTCTCCAATAAAATATTCTTTTATGAAATTATGGGTTTGCCTTTAGTGAGTTTGATAATTTCTAACTTTTTTAGAATGGAGGATAAAATGAAATATGAATTTATTAAAATTGACTTAGATACTTATAAATTAGTATATACTAGCAAAGATAAAAAAGAAGTGTCTATTGAGTTCAAAAGAACAATTGAAATGGCTGAAAAACTGCAAGGAATAGTAGCAACAGCAAGACTTAATATGTATAAAGAATTAAGTAAACAAGGAATAACAAAAAATGACCTTATAATCAAAAAAGATGATGGAAAAGGTCATATAACTTATGATGAAACTAATTACCAAGAATATGAAAAATTTTATATTCAATTAGAAGAGGCTATCATATTAAATGAAATGATAGAAACCTTATTTGGTAAGAATATAAAAGATTTATTTGATGATATGGGTATTGATAATATACCAGAAGCAGAACAACCTAAGCAACTACAATTATTTAGTTCTAAATTAGGACAGATACTAAACAAAGGACAGGATGATACTCCCAGTGAGGGAAATAAAGAATAATTATAGCAAAAAAACAAGCAATAAGACAATATTTTGCTTTGCTTATCAAGAGGACTTAGACCAAGCCTATGCTTTTTATTGTAGTAGATATGAAAATATCTCATATAAAGAGTTTATGCGATTAGGTTTGTTTGAATTTAAAAAGAAATTAGGAAGTGTACCTAAAACTGAACCTTTGTATGATATTATAAAATCAAGAACAATAAACATAGCAAGCATAAAAGATAAAGAAGAGCGGAAATATTGGAGAGAATTAAGAAGAATTAATCAGATACCTCAAATATTTATACCTACAAAAGAAGTATTTGATAATTTAAAAGGAAGATTAAAAGAAACAAGTCAATTAGGAGGAAAATAATGAAACATATTAATATCACAAATGCTGATATAGTGGAAAAAATGACTGATGAGCAAAAACACAATTTAGCAAATATTTGTATTGCAAATAAAACCAAACCAGAAGAAGTTATTTCACTTATTAAAAATGTTATGAATGTAACCATAAATTCTGTAATAGATATATGTAATAATTATTTTAAAAGTCCTATTGGCAAAGAATATTTAAAAGTGATGGAAAATATAGGAAAACTAGGAGGAAAATAAAAAATGGAAAGAGATTTAATTAAGTTTAATAAAAATATAACAAAGGTAACAAAGGAAATAACAAAATATGAAGATAATAAAGGAAATTATATGTTAATACCTACAGGTCAATTATTATGCAATATAGAATATATGGAATTAGATGAAATAAGTTATAAGAAAGCATTATTTGAAATGATAATTGATAAAGATGTTGAGTATAATAAAATTACAATTACTAAGCCTGTAGATAAATACACTAAAACTAAAAATGAAAAAGATAAAGGAACTATCATAGATGCCGAAGTAGAAGTAAGTCAAGTATGGGTAGTTAAAAATGGTTTAGGTTTAACTAAAGCATATAATAACAAAGAAAAAGCTTTATCTTATGTAGAAGAAATCAATAATAAATATTTAGAAATGGCAGAGTTAAAATAACTTTACTTTTGGAGGTTATATATGGAAATAATATATAAAAATATAGATGAATTAATACCTTATAAAAATAATCCTCGTTTAAATGATGAAGCGGTTGAATATGTTAAAAATTCAATAAAAGAATTTGGCTTTAAAGTACCAATAGTCATTGATAAAAATAATGTAATAATTGCAGGACATACGAGAATAAAAGCAAGCAAAGAATTAGGAATAAAAGATATTCCTTGCATAATTGCTGATGATTTAACCGAGGAACAAGTAAAAGCATTTAGATTAGCAGATAACAAAGTTGCTGAAAAATCAATGTGGGACTATATTAAGTTAGATGAAGAATTAGATAGTATTTTAGATATCGATATGAATATATTTGATTTTAATATCACTGAAATTAATTGGGATTCTATAGAAGAATTAAATGAAGAAGTTTATGAAGAGCCTCAAAAAGATTTATTAATGTGCCCTAAATGTTCTCATATAGATAGCAAAGAGCATTTTAAAAAAGTAAATAGTTATGAAGATAATAAAAAAATAGAAATAAAAGATTATCTAATATGTGAAGCAACTTTAGAAGATATAGATGGAATAAAAAAAATAGCGGATAAAAATGCTAATGAAATAGGGTTCGTATTGAGACCAGCATTAGAAGAACATTGCAAAAAAGGAAGTTTATTAGTAGCAAAAGATAAGGATAAAATTATAGGTTTTTGCAATTATAATAAAAGGAATGATGGAGTAAATATTATTTATGAAATTTGCAATGATTTTAAATATAGAGGGAATGGAATTGCAAAAGCAATGATAGAAAAACTTGAAAGACCAATTCAATTAAAATGCCCTATAGATAATGAAAGTAATAATTTTTATAAACATTACGGTTTTAATTTAGTAGAAATAGAAGATGGAAAGAAAAGAAAATTAAATATTTGGAGATTAGATTAATGAAAATATTCTTGAGTGCTATTGAAGGTAGTTCACCTAGAAAAGGGCTAGAAAAATTAATTAAAGAGAATTATTGTTTTAAATATAATTTAATGTCTTATTATTATATTAGAAATAATAATTACGAATTTGCAAAAATTATGAGAGATAAAAGCGAATTAATAATGGTAGATAGTGGTGCTCATAGTTTTCAACATGGAAAGAAAGTAAATTGGGAAGAATATACTAAAGAATATGCTCAATTTATTAAAGAATTTGATAAACCTAATGTAGTTGGATATTTTGAGATGGATGTAGATAATGTAATTGGTTACGAAAAAGTATTAGAATTAAGAAAGATATTAGAAAGTGTATCAGACAAAATAATTCCAGTATGGCACAAAAATAGAGGAGTAGAAGAATTTAAAAAGATGTGCCAAGAATATCAAAACAAAGTAATAGCAATAACTGGTTTTAGAAATGAAGATATACAAGACCATCAATATTTAATATTTCTAAAATATGCAAAAAAATATAATTGTAAAGTTCATTGTTTAGGAATGACAAGAAAGAAAATATTAGATAAGATACCATTTGATTATGTAGATAGTTCTTCTTGGCTTCAAAATATAGTTTATGGAAAAGATATGAATGGAAATAAATTACCTAAAATAAAAAATAAAGAAGATAGAGAAAAACAATTTTATCATAATTATAAATTAGGTAGAGAAATGCAAATAAAATATTACAAAAAATGGAAATATATCTGTAAAGATTAAGTAGTTATCCAAAACCTACAATAAAAAAATTAAGGAGATGATAATATGAATATAATATTAGGAATTGCAGGAATAATATTATGCTTTGGAATAGAAGTATTAATTGAAAAAATATTTAAAAAAGAAGGGTTATATGTATGGATAAGTGTAGCATTGATAACAGCAAATATATTAGTTGCTAAAAATATTAATATATTAGGTTTACAAGCAACATTAGGAAACATATTATTTGCAAGTACATTTTTAGCAACAGATATTTTAAGTGAAAAATATAGTACTAAAGAAAGCAGAAAAGCAATAAATATAGGAATAATATCAGTAATATTATTTACAATAGCAACACAATTTAGTTTATTATTTAAACCAAATGAACTAGACTTAGTAAATGATAGTTTAAAAAATATATTTGCATTTAATTTAAGAATAAGTATATCAAGTATAGTAATGTGTTATTTAAGCAATATGTTAGATATAATAGTATTTGAAAAAATAAAGAAGAAGATACCGAACAAAATGTGGGTAAGAAATAATATAGCAACAATAATAAGTAATTGTTTAGAAAATTATTTATTTACAATATTTGCATTCATAGGAATATATGATATAGGTACAATATTATCTATTGCCACAACAACAACTATATTAGAAATTGCGATAGCAATATGCGATACACCATTTTTATATTTAAGCAAAAAATTAAAATAAAAAGGAAGTGATATTATGGTAAAAGGAGATACGCCGGCACAGGATAAAATTGACAAGAAACAATTTGAAAATTTATGTGGGCTTCAATGCACTTTATTAGAAATCTGTGATTTCTTTGATGTTGAAGATGATACTTTAAATAGTTGGTGCAAAAAAACTTATGGAACTACATTTTCGGAAGTATTCAAAATAAAAAGAGGCAAAGGTCAAATATCACTTCGTAGAACACAATGGAAATTAGCAGAAAAAAATCCTACTATGGCTATATTTCTAGGTAAGCAATATTTAGGACAAACCGATAAAGTTGAAACAACAGGAGAAATGAGAGTAATGCCTACTATTAAAATGGAAGTAGTAGATAATAGTAATTTGGAGAGTGTTTTATATGATAATAAAGAATAATAAAAAATGTAATATCAAAATAAGAGAAGAAGATTATATAAATAAAACATCAGGATTATCTCCTATGGCTTATGGGAATAAATATCACAACACCAAAGTTATCTATAATGGAATAAAATTCGATAGCAAAAAAGAAATGCAGAGATATAAAGAACTTGAATTATTAGAAAGCACTGATTATATATGTAATCTAGAACTACAAAAAAAGTTCTTACTTCAAGATGGATATACAAATGCTAAAGGAAAAAAGATAAGACCTATATATTACATAGCAGACTTTTACTATTACGATTATATTGATAATAAATGGGTAGTTGAAGATACTAAAGGAGTTAGAACAGAAGTTTATAAATTAAAGAAGAAATTATTTGAATATAAATATAATTTAACAATAGATGAATTATAAAAATCTGGGGGCTACTCTGGGAGACCTTATGAGTAGATAATAGTCTGTCAACCTAAAATTGAATGGTGGTTCGAGCCCACCCACTTGCTAAAGACATAATAATTAAGTATAATTTGACACATTAGAAAGGTTATTGTTGTTGATAGTGTATGTGAAGTGTATTTGGATAACATACCCCCGCCATAAATGAATTATAGTACTTATAAGTATAAAAGACTTAAAGAACCAATGCCTGACTATGGTTTAGGGTGTCAGTAAATATTTATAAGTACTAGTAAACCAAACCCCTTTATAAGTACTGCTATTATGCAGTACACTGATAATATGCAAGTGTAGGTTAGGTTCGCCAATGAGGCACTATATTTCTAACAGGCTAACTACTTTAGAAAACTAGACATATTATTAGTGTAGTGTTTAATAACACTGGAAAGAAAAAGGAGGTGTCAGAAATGGCAAAAAAAAGTAACACTGGAAAGAAAAAGGTTGATGTTATTAGTTTAGATAATAAGCCAGTTAATCCACAAGTTCAAGAGGAAAAAGTAGAAGTACCAGCAAAGTTTGTTAAGGCTATGCCTAACACTCCGAAAACAGCGGAAAGTAAAATTAAATTACATAATGGAAGAGTATATAAAGACTTAGACAATGGCTATGGTATGTATTCTGATAATGGACAAGTATTTAGACTTAAATAGGAGGTAAATATGGAGTTTATTAAATTGAGAGAAGATAGATATTTAATCAAAGATAGCAATGGCTTGATTGTATCTAACGAAGAGAAACTAAAATTAGAAAAGAAAGAATTAATCATTAAAGATATAGAAAGCAATGAGTGTCAAGGAAAGACTACTCAGAGAATTGAAGAAATAGATAGGGAGTTGGAAAATGGAAACAAGTCTAAATCTAACACTATCAAAAAAGCAAAGTCAACTACTAAATGATATAATTAGCCCTAATCTAACTGAAATATATGTATTAGGAAGTACACAGAGTGGCAAGACCTTTGATATATGTTTAGGGTGTATCTTATATGCACAAGCCTTATATAATTATAATCCAAATGAAACTTACTTTGGCTCTATAACTGGTTGGAGTTTAGAGGCATTAAAAGGTAACATCTTAGAGCCTTTAAAAAAATTTCTTAATGATATGGGGCTTATAAAAGATAAAGATTATACATTAAGGTGGCAGACTGATGACAAATATCTTGAAATATACAACATTAGATATTATTTCTTTGGTTTTAATAATGTTCTTGCATTTAACAAGATATTAGGTAAACCTTTGATATTTGAATGGATAGATGAAAGTGCTAGAATATACTCACAAGATAATTTAAGAGAGCCATTTAATGAGTTCCCTGGCAGACAAGTATCTTATGCAGACCATCCTTATTTAAAGACTATACATTCATTCAATGTTGAGGGTGGGGAAAATCATCCATATAAGATTGACTACATAGATAAGAAGCCTTATGCTAAGCATTATTCCTTTTTTCCTTATGATAATCCTAAGATAAAAACAGAAGAAGCAATGAGGAAAGTATTAGAAATGTTCCCCCCTGGAAACCTAAGAGAGCAAAAGATATTTAACAAATGGATACTTGCTACTGGTAGAGTATTCAATACTATAAATACTATAGATAATCTTGATAATTATGCTTTTAGAGAAATAGGGATAGGAATAGACTATGGCTCAGTCCATGCGACAGCCTTCGTACCTATTGCTCTTGCTTATGATAAGTTAAATAAGAAATGGGTATTAATAAGGTTAGAGTATTACTATCATAATGCTAAAGAAGAACAAGATAACCCTACAACTGAATATTTCAGCAAACAATTAAGACTATTCTTATTGTATCTAAAAAGTGAGTATGGACAAGTGCCTATTACTACTATGGTGTTAGATAGTGCCGCCGCTCATTTCCATAATAGATTAATTGCTGATAATATACCACATACATTAATCAATAAAAGCATGGATAATGTAGTTGAGGGAGTTCAATATATGCAGTCTTTGTTTTATAAAGAATATTTGCTTATATATAAGCAAAAAGCAATAAAGCATATAACAGATAGTGGCGAATTAATTTATAGTGGTAAAGATGATGGAATGCTTGAATTAGAAAGTTATAGATATGACTTAAAGGCAAGTGCTAAAAGTGGTAAAGAAGCCTATGTAAAAGAGTTTGATGACCACATAGATGCTCTAAGGTATATCATAATAGAATTTAAAGAAACTGATAGAGCACCAGTGGTATAAAAGGAGTTGATTAAAATCGAAATTCGTTGTAAATCTACAAAAAGATATTTATTTAAAATAGAAATTGAAGAATATTATAAAAATCTAAAAAAAATGGGAATAGAAGTAGAAACTCCTTTGGTAATAGAATATCCTTGCCCTAAGTGTAAGATGATAGAAGTATATGAAATCTACCCTACTCATTACATACATATTAGAAGTTATAAAAGAGATGTTGACAATAATAAATAATTATGCTATAATTTAAGAGATAGAAAAGTGCGAAAAAGTGTGTCGTAAACATAAGAAGCATATAGTTAAAGAGATAACTATATGTTTTTTATTATTTATACACATAGAAAGGAGTTAAAAATGAGAACTCTAATAGAAAAAATAAGTGCCATTTTTAATAAATTAATCGGCAAAATTGCAGAATTTATGCAAAAATTAAGATTAAATTACGAAAATAATAGAAAATGGACTTTATATTTATATTTAAATGGTCAATGTATAGATAAAAGAAAGATAGATAAAGACTTTGCTCCTATGGGAAAATTCTATATAGTAAAAGTAAGAGGCATGAAACATTTACTAGGAACTAATAGAAAAGTACAAATAGTAGTTCAAAGTTATAAATATAAATTGACTGATGAAAAGAAAAGAGAGGCTCATATTGAAACTCTAATATATGAGGGAGTTGATATTAAATGAATAATCAAGTAAGATTAAAATCAGCATACAACTATTTAGAGGCTCCATATATAAGAGTAGAGGCAACAGTAACTCAGCCTGGTATAACTAATGGGAAACCTAATATTTACAAGAAAAATGACTATATAATTGCTCCTAGTGGTAAAAAGGTTGCTACATATATAGTTAATCAAATATTTGGCTCAGACTTAGTAACTCAAACAGAGGGGTTATCAATAAACTGGTTAATGCCTACACTTAAAGAGAGCCTAGAATTAGCGGTATATGAAGAAGAAAGTTTCATATTAATAAATAAGTTTGATAATAAGATATATCTAGAATGTATTAAGAAATCAGATATACATGATTTAGTACAAAAATATGACAAAGTAATTAGTGGTACTATCATACAAGAGTTTGTTACCAAAGAAGATACATATGAACTTCATAGAAATATTAAGTTAGAGAATGGCATTACTTATATGACTATGGAAGTGTTTAAAGAAGATAAAGGCGGCAAGTTAATACCTGTTGATTTGGGAACATTTAATTTAAGAACTGGTAATGATTATATTCCTAAGTACATATTAAATTATGAAAATCTAATTAATATAGATATAGGTCAGAATTTCTTTAAAGATAGTAAAAAGTTCTTAAATGAAGAAATGGAAATATTCAACACCTTTGTTGATGAAATAGAAAAGACCAAAACTAAGATAGTAACAAGTCAACACTATCAAAGTGGCGACATAGTAACTAATTGGCAACCTGCATCTAATCATTACAAAGTAGATACATTATCAGTAGGAAAATTAGCAGATTACTTTACTTTATTACCTGGAGATAAAGACCATCAACTATTCGAGTTTTTACAAGGTAATATTAGATTTAATGAATATATTAGTTCGTTTAAATTCTGCGATTATCAAGTAATTCAAATGGCTGGGCTAAGTCCTGCAACATTTGGCTATGAAAAAGATGCTTATCAGAATGTTGATAGTATAGACTTAAGTAAGAATAATTCTGATATGACTATTGAGGCAATAAAAACACAAATAGAGCCTCAAATAAATCATTTGCTTGAAAATGTAGTAAAGGCTCAACAAGCAAACAACATAAAAGTTAATCTAATACCTACCGAGTTAAATTGGGATTATGGAGCAAATGAGAAATTCAATGATATGAAGAAACTTCAAGTATTAGGAAGAATTCAAAGTGTTGGAAGTGTTCCATATAGTGTAAAGGCTAAAATAATAACACCTATACTTAACAAGTTAATTGATGATGACTATGTAGGCAAGAATAGTAAATTAATAGAAGAATTAATCAAGGCTAATAAAGAGGAAGAAGAAGAAATACAAGTTAAGTTTGGAGAAGTATAATGAAGAAAGACCCATTTAGTTTATTTATAGAAGATAGTGCTTACTATTCAAAAAATGAATATTATAAACTAATGTATGAAACTAAACGAGTATTCTTCGATTACCTATATAAGAATAAAACACTAGCAGAATTCAAAAAAGAAACAGCAAAAATATGGGAAAAGGTAAACCATAAATATATGGCTGAAAAAATAAAAGAACTCGAAGATATGATAATGGCTAGAGATTTAGAGGGAAATAAGATATTAAATCCTGATGCCGAATATAAACAAATATATGAATTAGCAAGTGAAAAAGTATTCCAAAATGTAGAGAAAAAATATAAATATAATATTGATGAATATTATAAAGGCAGAAGAAAGACAGCAAACAAAAGTTATATAGATAGAGAAAGTTATTTATCTAAACTAGTAACTAAATACGATGAAGTGCAAGCCACCATACCATATCATAATAAAGATGGAAGTGTAAGAAGTTGGCACAATGTTGCAGATTACAATTCAATGCTATATAATACTAATCTCAATCATGCAGGATGGAATATAACGATGTACGATGCTAATTTATTAGAGAAAGAACTTTTATATTTACCAGCCCATACATTTGCTTGCCCTTTATGTATGCCTTATCAAGGTAAGGTATATAGTAAAGATGGAAGGAGTGGATATACTTCTGATGGAGTTAGATATTATCCACAAGAAGAAGCAATTGCTGGTGGTGTAGGTCATCCTAATTGTAGACACCAATGGACTATATATTGGGATAAAGACCAAATACAAGAGAATGATTATAATTCTGATAAGTGGCAAGAAGATTATGAAAAAAAGCAAAAGATACAAGCCCTACAACTAAAAAGAACTAAATTAAAAAATGATAAAAAGATATATGAAAATTTAGGAAATGGAAGTGAGGTGGATAAAACAAATGCTAAAATAAAAAAGATAAATGCTACTATAAAAGAATTAAATAAATAGACCAACTGCTATTAAGTCTATAAAAGGTTAGCAGTCGCGACACACTTTTATCACTTCTAAAAAAAGGAGAATGATAAATATGAATTTTGATATTACTAAATATCTAAAAAACAAAGAGATTACTATAAGTAATGATGACCTAGATGTTTCTGCTATGGAAAAAGACCTTTATAAAGGCTATACAAAGAATAGTGATATTCCTAAGGCTGATTATAGTGGTTATGTAAAAAAAGAAGATTATACTAAACTTCAAGGAGATTATACAAGCCTAGAAACTAATTACAATAACACAGTTAAAACTTTAAGTGAAACAAATGACAAGATGACTAGATTAAGTCTAGAGAATAAACTTGTTAAAAAAGGATTTAAAGAAGAAAATTTTGATGAAGTAGTTAAGTTAAGAAACAGCCTTTATGCTGATGAAAAAGATGATGATAAGGCAATTGAAGGAATAGTAACTAGATTTAAAAATACATACTTCCCAGAAACAGAAAAGAAGCATGACATACTATTTACACAAGCACCTAATGAGGGTGGAGTAAATGGAAATAATGCTAATACTGGTAAAGATATAAAGATAACAAGAGGTACTAGTATTAAAGATTTAATGATACCTGTAACTAAATAATTTTAGTTAAATATAGAGGAAAGAAAAGGAGGAAGAAATTATGAATTTTACAGGAGTAAATTTAGACCTACAAGGTCTAATGAAAAGAACATATGCTAATTTACTTTACAATTCTCAATTCTATAAAATGCTAGACAGAAGATGGTTTGAAGTTGGAAGAACTGGCACTCCAATTATTGAGATTGTTAAGCAATTAGACACTGCATTAAATGTAAGAAATAATGTAGAAATCGCACAAGGAGGAATAACAAACGAACTTGCTACTTACAATTCAGTAAAAGTTGACTTAACTGAATTACCTATGGATTATTCATTTAGAGTAAGCCCTATAGTAATGGGTAGTGGTATCGAAAGAGCAATTGAGGGACAAATCGAATTAAAAGAGGCTCAAATATCTAGACAAATCGACGTTTATGGCTTTAATAAATTAAATGCTGATATTACAGGCTCTGCCGATGGTTCAATGGCTTATACTGATGGACAAATCACTAAATGGGCTCCAGCAAGTGGAACTGAAACTATTGAATTAATTAATGATTTAAAATCTAAATTATTTGATAGAAATATCTATGATGGATACCTATTAGGACTAAGTTCAAATGCATTTGCTTACTTTGTATCAAGTTTAACATCTATTCTTAAATATGAAACAAGAGCAGGTGTTGAGGGAGTTGATATGGGGCAAATTGCTAATGCTTATGGTGTTAGTGTGTTCCAAATCAATAGCAATGTAATTGAAAAAGATAAAGAAGGTAAAGATACAAATGTAGTTGGATATTTCGCTAATGAAGTTGGTGTTGTTGGTGATACATTCTGGAGTTCAATGGCTCAATATAATGGTAACTTCCCTGGCTACCCAGGATACTTCGTTGTTGAGGGAAATGTAATGTTCGGAGCAAAAGTAGTAAGACCAGAAGCAGTTATTAAATTAGTTGAAAGTATTCCAACAGTTGATGCTGGTTCATTCGATGCTGGTAAGGTTGGAAAAGAATATACTCAAACTACTCCATTTAGTGGTACTGATGTTGAGAAGTTTGAAGCAGGTGGTTTACCAGCAGGATTAACACTTAACCCTACAACTGGTGCTATTACAGGTACACCTACTGTAGCAGGAAATTATCATGTTTCTGTATATGGTATTGATAAATATGGTAACTACTCTAATGCCTACAGTGGCGATATAGTAATTGCTGAATAGTTAGAAATGAGGTGGGAAAATGCAATTTTTCACAAAAGAGGAATTCGAGAATAAATATCCCGAATACTCAAATGCTGATATTTCAACTTGGCAGATAGAAGCAGTAAGTGAGATGATTTTCTCACAAATAGGCTTAAGATATAGGGATGCTAGTTGGGATGCAATTAGTGTCCCTTTGCCTATTAAAAATGCTTCTATGGAACAAATGAGGTTCGTATTAGAGCACGATATTCCATTTGTTGATTTTGATAAAGATATAAAGGCAGGAACAATGAGTTCCCCTTTAAAGACTGATTATTCTACTTTAGCACTAAGAATACTTGCTAATAATGGATATCTATATAGAGGCACACCAATGTCTAGTAATATGGCTCTTACTATACCATTTGGAGGCGAATAAAATGTTTCTAGTAAATGGTATGAAAGCAACATTAAGGCAATTTAATCGTGATGAAAATGATGAAATATTTGATGATACTAATTATAAAGAAATTACAATTAAATGTTGCCCTTATGATTGCGAAAGTTCTATAAAGTTCGGTATTTATACAGTACCTGAGGCTACTGGCTATTATCAAGTTGGAAGACTTGTTGATGTAAAAGTAGGAGACCAAATTATCTATCTAGGCAAGTATGCCGATAATAAAGTCCATACAGTGTTAAAAGTTCAAGATAGTTGGATATTTAACAGAGTAGAAAATAAGATTATAGTGGTTAAATAATGGCTGATGTTAAAGTAAATTGGTATCCAGGAAAGAAAAAAGAAGTATTAGAGGCTTCTGATAAGATAATGTATGCAATAGCAAGGCAGACACTTGATAGAACATTCCCTCATATCCCTATGTCAAGAAGAAAAGGAGTAGTCCATATGAGACAAACTTCAATGGCGGCAGGAGTTAGGGGAAGTAATGGAGATTATTACATAGGCTCTTATACTAACTATGCTAAATATGTATGGGTTATGCCTAATACTACTAATTGGACTGAACCTGGTACTTTTGGCAAATGGTATCAAGAAATATATACTAAGCAAAAAAAGAGTATCGTTGGAATTGCTATAAAGGAGAATGAATTGAAATGACAAGAGAATTATTAGAAAAGAAACAATTAATCTTAATTAAATATCTTCAAAATATAGTTAGCGGTTATACCACTGACAAATGGAAAATAAAAGCCGAATATTCAACAAATGATAATGATAGCAGGGTAATAGTTGTGCAAGAACAAAGCGGACAAAAACAAGTATTCTATGGCGATGTATTACCTATGTATAATTATTATATGGTTGATATATATGGACTTACAATTAAAGAGTGTAAAGAATTATCTTTATTAATAGGTAATCTAATAGGAAAATCGGAAAGAATAGAAGTTGAAAATAAAGAAACTAATAAATTGGAAAGGTGGCAAATTATATTTACTCAATATGTTAATCCACAAGCAATAGAGTATATGGATATCAGAAGAGTTGGGTATAATTCTACCTTACAATGTATTATAAGTAAGATTTATGAAAAAGATTTATAGAAAGGAAGTGTAAATATGAATGAATTTTATGTAAATAATAGAGAAGTCATCAAAAACTTAGGTTTAAATACTGGTACTAGTGCAGCCCCTGCGTTTACTCCTATGTGTACAACTACCGAGGTTGGTTTGACTACTGATTTCGAGCAACAAGACTGGTATGTGTTCTGCGATGCTATTCAAAGAAGTATAATCACTGGTGCTGCCATCTCTATTGATACTACTGTTAAAATAGATATGAATAATGCTTCTATAGTTAAGATATTAGGCGATATTCATACATTAATCAAAGATGGTACTGTTGCTCAATTTAATAATCAATTAGTACAATTTGAATTATTAACAGGAGTTCAAGAGGGAGCATTGACTTATACTAAGTATAAAGTACCTTGTACTTTGAATTTTAGTGATTTAGGCGGTGCAGCCGAAGATAGTGGCGAGTTTGCATTGACTATTGTTGTAACTGGTAAAGGAGAAGTTGTAGTAGGATAAACCTATAAGGGTTGGGTTAAAAGCCCAGCCCTTTATTTTATAATAAGGAGGTGGAATAAATGAATGGAGGAGAAGTCATCTTCAAGTTTAAAGGAGATGATAAAGACCTAGAAAAAAAGACTAATGGTGTCACTGGTAAATTGAAAGCAAGTACTGTCGCTCTTGGCAACTTAATGTCTAGTGCTATTGAAAAAGTCGGTAGTTCTTTATTAGGACTTGGTAAAGATGCCTTGCAAGGTGTTGCTGATTTAGAGCAGAATATAGGCGGTGTAGAGACACTTTTCAAAGATAGTGCTGATACAGTCATAGAGAATTCTAAAAAGGCTTATACAACAGCGGGAATAGATGCTAATAAGTATATGGAGCAAATAACTTCATTTAGTGCTAGTTTATTACAAAGTCTAGGTGGAGATACTGCAGAGGCAGCCAAAGTTGGTGATATGGCTATTCAAGATATGGCAGACAACTCAAACAAGTTCGGTACTGCCATTGAGAATATTCAGAATGCTTATCAAGGGTTCGCTAAGCAGAATTATACCATGTTAGATAATTTAAAACTTGGCTATGGTGGAACAAAAACAGAAATGGAAAGATTACTTGCTGATGCTGAAAAGATATCAGGAGTTAAATATGATATTTCTAATTTAAATGATGTATTTAATGCTATTCATGTAATTCAAGAAGAATTAGATGTAACAGGAACAACAGCAAAAGAAGCCTCTACTACTATAAGTGGTTCAATAAATAGTGCTAAGTCAGCATTTAGTAATTTCCTAAGTGGTGCAGGTGGTATAGAAGAAGTAATAAGTACCTTTACTACTGCTGGAACAAATATATCAAATGCGATAGTAAAAATGGCACCTCAAATAATAACAGGCATAACTACTTTATTGAATAATCTAGTACCTTTAATCGGTCCGCTACTTCAAGCGATATTACCAGCATTGATACAAGGAACTTCAACATTAATAATGGGTCTAGTTCAAGCATTGCCTGGTATTATTCAAATATTAATGGGTATGTTGCCTACTATAATTCAAGAATTGGCAAATATGCTACCGGTTATACTTACTTCATTAATTCAAGGGTTAGTTATGATTATTCAAGAATTGGCTAATCAATTACCTACATTGATACCAGTTATAATAGATGCTATTCTTAGCACTATACCTATCTTAATTGATAATTTACCTTTATTTATAGAGGCTGGTTTTAAATTATTAGGTGGCTTAATTGCTGGTATATTAAATGCTCTTCCAATATTGCTAGCCAGAGCAGGAGAAATAGTTGTTGATTTAGTTGAATATTTCAAAGGAATGCCTAAGATGATGTGGGATTGTGGTAAAAATTTAATACAAGGTCTTTGGAATGGTATTAAGTCTGCTAAAGATTGGGTACTTGACAAGATAGCAGGTATAGGTAATTCAATAATGAAAAAAATCAAAGGAATATTTGGAATACATAGTCCATCAACAGAGTTTGCATGGGTTGGTAAGATGAATATGCTAGGTTTAGAAAAAGGTATGGAAGATATGAAAGGACAAGTTAATTCAACAGTCGGAGGAATGTTTGATGATATGTTTAGTTTATCACCTAGCCTATATGGAAGTTCAAGTACTAATTTAAGCCCACAAATTAATGTAGTAGTAAATAATAATATGGAGCAAGACCCATTAGGACAAATGGTTAATAATATTAAAACATTTAGCGGCGGCTCTAAAAATGACTATAATTATGGAATGGGAGGAGCATAAATATGAGTAGATTAAAAATGTTAATAAATAACGAAGAAGTAGTTTGCAATAAAGACTTTACTATAACAGAGGAAATGCTTGCTACTTCCTCTACCATTCTCAACAATTGCTATCCAAAAAGTTGGGAAAATGATAAAAATTATGTTTCTAGATTTTATTATCCTAAAGATTATTCAAAATGTAAGATATATAAAGATGATGTGCTTGTTTTTTGTGGAGTAGTAAAAAATTCGGGGAACATAAGTCTTAATCCTAGATATCCTCACTTTTGCAGTTTGCAAATATTAGATTTCAAAACTTTGCTTAGCGAGGGTGAGACTCTAGATTATGTAATTAATAATAAGACAGTAATAGAGGCAATAGAAGATGCCATTGATGTAATTAGTTCTTATGGCTTTGTGAAAGGAAATATAAATATATTTAATGGTGATGATATCATAGGTGCTTATTCTACTCAAAACATGACTGCGTACGATGTCTTTCAGTATTTTGCTGATATAACAGGTTCTAAGTGGTTTACTAGATTAGTGGATGAAAATACTGTGGCTATTGATTTCTATGACCCTACATTAATGCCTAAGGCTAATAATTTAGAATATACAGAAGAATTCTTTGAAAATAATAACATTGTAGATATAAATTTCAATTATGGAAGTAGAGATTATAGAAATAAACAAATAATGCAATCTGATGAAGTATATGCTAGTATAGATTATATTGATAATTTAGTATCTAATGGCTATGATAGTACTTTCTTATTAACTTCAAATGTTGGTATAGTAAAAAGCATAAAAGTAAATAATGTAGAAGTATCATTTACAACTAATGTAAATAAAGAAATAGGGATAGATGCTGATTTTTATTATACACCTGGTAAAAATCAAATAGAAAGTGCAGAAACTTATTCTGCAGGGACAAGAATTGAAATCGTCTACACACCTATTGTAAAAGGTAGACAAATAGTGTATAATAATGATGAAGTAGACAGAGTAGCAAATTCAATGGGTAGAAAAGGTATTATAGCAAGATATGAAAACAGAAATGATGCTATTTCTAGTTATGAATTAGATATGATAGGTCAGTCTTACATTAAATATAAAGGTAGTACCGAAGTTAATTTAGTAGTCAAAACAAAAGATAAAGACCTTTATAATGTAGGAGAAGTTGTATATTTCGATGCTCCTATAGATGACCTTAAGCAAGATTACATGGTAAAGAAAAAAGATATCAAGATAATTAATACAACTACACAAGAGTGCATTTTTTACACATACGAGTTATCAAGTTCGTTCAATAGTGAAAGAGCAATAAATTGGTTTGATAATCAGAGAAGAAAAGCAAAAGTAAATATAGGAGAGGGAGAGGCTATAACAAGAAATGTAGACATAGAAAATTCAGCAAATATAATATTTAATAATTATTCAAAAATTGAATTAAATGTAACAGGAGACAATACACTAAATTGTGGCTTAAATGCTCCATTTGTAAGTTAGGAGGTAAAAATATGACCGAAGAATATAAAAATAATATATTGGCTTATTTGGTAGGGAAACTACCACAAGAAGAAAGAAATGATATTCCTCAATTCAATAATTGGGAAGTAAATAATAGTGGAATAAGAAGCCAAATAGCGAATAAATTAAATATTGCTTCTAATTTTGTAATTATATATAATAATTTATCTTCTAATTCAAATGATTTAATATTAATATATGGGAGATATATAGAAAATAACAATAATAATCCTTTTATTGCAATTATGTCAAAAGATGGTGTCATATTACAAGTTATAACAAACTTTTCTTCTGGTTCTAAATTGTTTAATATTGTTGGTATGCAAATAGATGATGATAATTCGATATATGCTGTAAGTAGTGAGATGGCTGATAATGGAAAGACAGTTAGAGTTTTGTTTTTAAATAATATATTTCTAAGTAATTCAGAAAAAGGTACATTTTATATTAAAATTAAAAAAAGTTATATATGCCCCTTAGACTTTTGGATGGGAACAGTAAATCCTAGCAAATATAGAATAACAAAAGGAGATACTAACACTTATTTCCTTATTGGTTATCCACAAACACAAAGCAGTAGCACATCAACAGCAATAGTAAAATTCAAAATTAATGCAGGAAGTGAAAATGAATGGAATAGTTATACAATTGAAAATTCTGGTTTAGATAGAATTTTATTTTCAACAAGCATCAATAAGATAAATGATGATATTTATTTTAGAATTTATGGTTTTGATTGGTTAAATGACAATCCACAATATTCAGAGTATTTATTATCTCCAGGTGGTAATTTAACTTTGGAAAAGAGCATCAAATTTGAGTTTGAATTAAGTTATAGTGGATGTCAAGTTATGTATTATTCAGAAAATAATAAATTTCTTGCTATTCAAGATTTGACAAATAAAAGGAGTTTATTATATAATTTAAAAAATAGTGAATTAATTCAAATGGATACATTAAATTGGCGTGAATATAATGAGGAAATAATAAGAGGTGGCTTTTATTTGCAAGAAATAAATAATACATTATTTGTTACAAAATTTTTAGTCAATAATAATACAATACCTGCTACTGATATATATTTAGGAATAATTAAAAATGGTATAGTTTATTATGAAAGTGAAACACAAAAAAGAAACGATAGCATATTGAGTATAAGAGAAGATACTATAAGAACAAGCACATATATATTAAATAATTTTAATTTATTTAATGTTTTTATAGAAAGTAATTATAATAATGATGTTGAAAATACTTATCTTAACAAAACATTTCTTATTTATAATAATAATAATTATAATGGCATACCTTACACAAATATAAATAGTATGGTGCCTAACCAAGGTATATTATATGATAACCAAAATAAGCCAATATTTGCACGAAATTTATATAATAAGGTAATCACAGGAAGAAGTACAAATAGTTCAATACAAGTGCCAAACACCTATTTAAATGATGTTACAATTGCAAAGCAAAACTTATTAAGTGAAACTAATTCGATATTAGTAAGTAAAGAACAAGGCATAATAAAAAATATTTATGAAACATTAAATATTAATTTCATAAATAATCTACAAATAAGTAATGAGAATGATGTTAGCAATGTGATACTTAACCCTACAGGCGCAAGTAGATTAAATAATAGTATATCAGAAACAATCGATTATGATAATACCAAAGCATTAAAAATAAACATCAATTATACAGATAACACTAATTATATACTTCAATTAAAAGAAAGCCAAGTTGATAAGATTAGTGATACAAGTTATATGTATGACTTTGATATATATGCATCAAAAAGTATAACGAATATTCAAATAATAAGCAATGATGAAACTACAATTTATCAGACTATAACTTCAACATTTGAAGTAGGTAAATTCTATAACATTACTCAAATGGTGGAAATAGTATAAAGGAGGAAGATAATATGAAAAAGGAGGTAACTTATGATAACATACGAAGATAAAGTAGCATTAAATGAAAATGCAGATATTGCCAATATAAATAAGGTAACTGCTGGTGATATGAATGAAATAAAGCAAGTTGTAAATTCTCTTGCTAATTTATTCTTTCCAATAAAAAAGGTAGTAATATTTAACGATAATGATGACCACAGTAATTATTTAGGTTTTACTTGGGAAAGAATAGCAAGTGGTAAAATGTTGGTAGGTATAGATAGTGCTGATACAGATTTTAACACTATTGGTAAAACAGGTGGAGAAAAAGAACATACATTAACTATTAATGAAATGCCAGCACACAGCCATAAATTACAAGGTAATACAAATGTAGTTATTGATGAAAATCCTATATATCCATATTTATTAGCAAGTGCAAAAAGAGGTTATGCTAATGGAGATAGTGTTATTTTTGGTGATGGTTATACAATAAACGATACCACAAACAAAGGTGGTGGACAATCACATAACAATATGCCACCATATCAAGTAGTAGCCCTTTGGCAAAGAATATCATAAGTGAGAAAATTAAATAATGTAAAATATGTCAATCACCTACCCTATCAAAAATATAATGTCAAATAGACATCAAACAGCCTAAACCCCTAAAAAATAAGGCTTAATATAGTAGGGTAGGGGAGTAGTTGACATATAATTGTAAAATAAAAAGGAGGAAATATGAACGATACAATAGTAGTAGCACTGATATCTTTTCTAGGTACTTGTATAGGTTCCTTTGCTGGAATGAATTTAATCAAGTATAGAATTAATCAACTTGAAAAAAAAGTAGAGAAACATAATTCAGTAGTTGAAAGAACATTTAGATTAGAAGATGATATTAAGTATATAAAAGAAGAAATCAGAGAATTGAAAGAGAGGTGTTAAGAATGGAAAAATTAAAAAAAATTAGTAAATATGTTCTTAATGTATTAACTATAATTAATGCTCTAATCATAGGAATTGCTCCTATATGGAATATTAATGCAGATAAGATAACTAATACTATAGCAGTAGTTATAGCAGTAATATCAACATATTTATTAGGAAATAAGGCAGTAAATAAGATAAAAGGAGAGTAGATAATATGGTAAATATAATAAAAAGAATAGTACCAGAAAGTAAATGGGGAATAAAATGTCCTTATGAAATGACACCAACTAGAATAGTAGTACATAATACTGCTAACGATGCAAGTGCTAGAAATGAAATAGCATATATGACAAATAATGATTATGAAACATCATTTCATTATGCTGTAGATGACAAAGAAATAGTTCAAGGCTTGCCTGAAAATAGAAATGGTTGGCACAGTTCGGATGGAAATGGCAAAGGAAATAGAGAGGGTATAGCAATAGAAATATGTTATTCAAAATCTGGTGGAGATAGATTTATCAAAGCAGAGCAGAACGCAGTTGACCTAATCGTAGATATATTAAAAAGATATGGATGGGGAATTGATAGAGTAACAAAACATCAAGATTATGGAAATCATAAATATTGCCCTCATAGAACATTAGATATGGGCTGGGATAGGTTCTTAAATATGATAAAGGCTAAATTAGAAGATAAATCTGTTTCAAATGAAGTCAATGTTTATTATAGAGTTAAAACTCAAAAACATGGATGGCTTTCAGAAGTTAAAAATCTAGAAGATTATGCTGGTTGGGAGAATAGTCCTATAATTGGACTTGCTATAAGAGTAGATAAAGGTTCTATTAAATATAGAGTTCATATTGCAGGCAGAGGATGGTTACCTTATGTAACTGGCTATAATATTAACGATATATTTAATGGCTATGCTGGTAATGGCAGTATTATTGATTGTGTAGAATGCTATTACTATACCCCTAATAATATTAGACCATACAAAAAAGCAAAATATAAAGTAAACAATTACCCTTATCAATATGATAATGAAAAAATTAATGGTCAAGATGGCTATGCGGGAGTATATGGAGTTAGTGCTACTAAATTTCAAATAACAATTGAATAAAGATGTTAAAATAATGCTTAAAATCTATAAAACAAAAGAAAGAGATTGGATGGGCTATAAGATATATAGAAATACACCTTTAACAAGACATCATATATTTAAAAAGGTATATGGTGGTGCAAACGATATATCTAATTATGCTTTATTAATAGAAAAATCTCACGAGGACTTGCATAAAATTGAAAGAATAGATTTAAAAGCATATAATGAATTAAATAATTTATTCAGAGAATTAAATGAAAGTATGCAACCTCCAAACGAAGAATATTACCAAAATGTAGGTAAAATATTAAAGAGAGTTAAAAAAAATTAACTCTTTTTTCTTTATTTTATAAGGGCTTATAAAGAAAATGCAAAAAAATTAAAAAAAGTCATTAAAATGTATTGACAAATGTATATACCTTATGTTATAATAATATTGTAATTAAGGAAAGGAAGAGATAAAAAATGAAAAAAGAAATTAAGAAAGTTGAAAAATTAGTAAATAAGATTGGAGGTGAATTATAATGAGGACATTAAAAGAAATTAAAGAATATTTAAAAAATGCAAAAACAGAAGAATTAGTTAGCAAAAGAGGAAATAAATATCAAGTAGTAAAAGTAAGCAAAAAAACATTATATAGAATATTTGATTTTAAAAGTTTAAGAAAATCAATACATTCAATAGACTATAAATATATATACCCGATTGTATGGTTTGAAAAAGGCAAAAAAACAGAAGTAATAGTAATGGAGGAGAAATAATGGCAAAAGAAGAAATGTTAAAAGAATTAAGAAAAATAGAATTAGAAAGAATTGAAATGGATATGTATGGTGGTTCTAGAGAAGAATACATAAAACTATGTGAAAAAGAAAAAGAATTAAAAGAAAAATTATACAATGCAGATTATAGAGAAATAACAAACGATGAAGTTAAAGATTTCATAAAAGTAGGATATTAAGGAGGAGGAATAATGAAAAAGATAATTAAATGGTTAAAAGATAATTTAGACATAGATTTATATGAATATTATGGAGTTAAGAAAGGAGAAAAAATATAATGAAAAAGTTTTTAAAAGAAAATAAAGGAGTAATTATATTCTATGCAGAATTAGTTATAATTACATTAATAGTAGTAAATAATTTATAGAAAGGAAGTGACAAAATGATAAATGATGATATGATAAAAATGGGGTTATTAATATTATTATCAGTAGTAATTGGAACGATAATTACTTATGTTGGGTTTACTTATAACAGATATGATGTTAATAGAGATGGAAAAGTAACATCTGCAGATTATGTAGAAATTAAAAATTATATAATGGAAAAATAAAAAGGAGAATGAAGATGAAAAAGAATAAAGAGGTAATGACTAGAAAAAGTTATAAAAGAAAAAAGGAAATAAATAAATTATGGGGTAAAGTTAAAAAAGTTTTGATTATATTTTTTATAGGTTTTATGAGTGGGCTTATATATAGCAATATATTCATACATTCAGACTTATTTGCAAAAGCACAGGTGAAAGAAAATAATAAAGTAGTAGAATTAGACCAAGAAGAAGAAAAGTCTCTAGAAAGCCAAAAAAATGTCGAATTAGAGAGTATCGAAAAAATAGAAGAATTAGCAAGCAAATGTACTTTAGATGAAGTATCTTGCAAAATTAAAGCAGTTGCTGATAGTTATGAGGTAGATTGGAGATTAGCAGTTGCTATCTCTAAACATGAAACATGGGACTATACATCTTATATATTCAAACATCAAAATAATGTAGGTGGCTTATGGAATGGTATGAAAGGTGAATTCTATAGTTATGATACTTTAGATAATGGAATAGAAGCCTATATATCTAATTTAAAATATAATTATTATGATGAGGGTCGTACGACAATAGAAACT